TCCCTGTACCTCCTCTGGAGGTACAACGTGAAATAGTCCATATTTTGGACTCTTTCACGTTACTTACAGCCGAGCTTACAGCCGAGCTTACAGCCGAGCTTACAGCTCGGAAGAAACAGTATAGTTATTACAGAGACACTTTAATACAAAAAGAGTGTAAATCTGAAAAAGTTAAGCTGAATACTGTTTGTGAAATTTATGACGGAACACATCAAACACCAAAATATACTAACGGTGGAATACCATTTGTGAGTGTAGAAAACATTGATGATTTGTATGGAACACAAAAATTCATTTCGACAGAGGCTTATGCGAAATATAAAATTAAACCCCGCATAGGTGATGTTTTTATGACAAGGATTACTGCAGGGATTATTGGAAAATGTACAGTAGTAGAGCGAAATGATGATTTAGCTTATTATGTTTCGCTGGCATTGTTGCGTCCAAATGCAGATATTCTTGATAGCAAATATTTGAAGTATTATTTGGAAAGTGTTTGGGGCAGAAGAGAATTAAGTAAATGGATTTTGTGGGATGCAACACCTACAAAAATAAATAAGGATGATATTGGAAGAGTGCTTATTTCTGTTCCACCGCTTGATACGCAAAAAAGGTTGGTACAGGTAATCGAACATTTTGATGTTATTTGTACTGACTTGAATATTGGCTTGCCAGGCGAAATCGAAGCACGCCAGAAGCAATATGAATATTATCGAGATTTGCTCTTGACATTTGCTGAAACAGGCAGCACGCTCATGACAGACAGACAGACAGACAGACAGACAGACAGACAGACAGACAGACAGACAGACAGAGCTGAGTGCAATTAAGCTCATTCAATATGTGTTTGGTTATGTTACACTGCCAATGGGAAGTTTATTTGATTTCCGTAATGGATTGAGTAAAGGAAAAGATTTCTTTGGTTCAGGTATTCCTTTTATCCGATATACGGATGTTTATAATAACAGATTTCTTAACGGAGAGGATATTACCGCACTGGTTGAATGCACTCCTGCAGAAATTGAAAAGTTGGGAGTTCACCGTGGAGATGTGTTTTTTACCAGAACGTCAGAGACAGCAGAAGATGTTGGTTGGTCATCGGTAATGCTTGATGATATTGGCGATTGTGTATTTAATGGATTTACCATTAAAGCAACTCCAAAAACAAATTATCTGTTGCCGGAATATTGTGCATTTTGTTTTTCTACGGAAGATTTCCGAAAGTATGTTACAAGCCATTGCGCATTTACAACAAGAGCATCCTTAACAGGAAAAACGATTGCTGAGTATCAGCTTGCTATTCCGAGCATAGAAAAACAATGGGAAATTGTGAAGGTGTTGAATAAATTTCATAGTATTTGCAATGACCTGTCCGCAGGACTTCCGGCAGAAATCGAAGCACGCCAGAAGCAGTATGAATATTACAGGGATAAGCTATTATCCTTTAAAGAATTACCAAAGTAAGGAGGCGAGGATGTGCCGTACTTTAATATTGTAGCGGAGACATCGGAGAATACCGTTGTCACAGAATATGAGCCAGTCAAGAAGCGTTCTGACAGTTACCAGAGCGAAGCAGCACTGGAGCAGGAGTTTATCCGTCTGCTCTGTGAACAGGGATATGAATATCTGCCTATTCACACGGAGAAAGACCTGATTGCCAATCTACGTAAGAAATTAGAGGAACTGAATAACTATCAGTTTTCAGACACAGAGTGGGATGACTTTTTCAAAAATGCTGTTGCCAATCCAAATGAGCATATCGTGGAAAAGACCAGGAAGATGCAGGAGGATAATGTTCAAGTCCTGACTCGTGATGATGGTTCTTCCAAGAATATTACACTCATAGATAAAAAGAACATCCATAACAACAGGCTGCAGGTCATCAATCAGTATGTGATTGGCACGGAAAATGGTGCAAAGCATGACAACCGCTATGATGTTACAGTATTGGTAAACGGTCTGCCTCTTGTGCATATTGAACTGAAACGCAGAGGTGTAGCCATCCGTGAGGCGTTCAATCAGATTAACCGTTACCAGAGGGATTCTTTCTGGGCAGGATGCGGACTGTATGAGTACATTCAGATTTTTGTCATTTCCAATGGTACAAATACAAAGTATTATTCTAACAGCACCAGACGGAATGCGGAAAAGGAGCATGAGAAACGGGGAGCAAGTAAAACCAAGACCAGTAACAGTTTTGAGTTTACCTGCTTCTGGGCAGATGCCAATAACCGTGTGATTCCAGATCTGATTGATTTTACAAAGACTTTTTTCGCAAAGCATACGATTCTGAATATCCTTACGAAGTACTGTATTTTTACATCTGAGGATATGCTGATGGTCATGCGGCCGTACCAGATTACGGCTACGGAGCGAATTCTCAATCGTATCGAAATTGCCAATAATTATAAGAAGTACGGCAGTGTCGAGGGTGGTGGTTACATCTGGCATACCACAGGTTCCGGCAAGACGTTGACTTCGTTCAAGACGGCAAGACTGGCATCGAAGCTGCCTTATATTGATAAGGTGCTGTTTGTGGTTGACCGTAAGGATCTGGACTACCAGACCATGAAAGAATATGACCGTTTTGAAAAAGGGGCAGCTAACAGCAATACTTCGACTACTATATTAAAAAGGCAGTTGGAAGACCTGGACGCACACATCATTATTACTACCATTCAGAAACTGGCTACCTTTATAAAGAAGAATCCGGGCCATGAAGTGTATACGAAACATATCGTTATTATTTTTGATGAGTGCCACCGTAGTCAGTTCGGGGATATGCACACTGCGATTGTGAAGAATTTCAAAAAATATCATCTGTTTGGATTTACAGGAACACCGATTTTCTCTGTTAATTCCGGCAGAGCAAAAAATCCAGAATTCTTTACTACAGGTCAGACCTTTGGAGACCAGCTCCACAGCTACACGATTGTGGATGCTATTAATGATAAAAATGTTCTCCCATTCCGGGTGGATTATATTAAAACGATGGATGTGGAAGAAGAAATCACAGACGAGATGGTCTGGGACATCAACCGTGAAAAGGTTATGATGGCTCCTGAACGAATTCAAATTGTGACACAGTATATACTGGAGCATTTTGACCAGAAGACCTATCGTGGGGATAAAACATACATATATAATACACTGACTAATATCGCCGAGGTGGCTTCTGCCAAACGGGATGAGGTAGAGGAGATTAAGCAAAAACAGCGTATCAGCGGTTTTAATTCTATTTTTGCAGTATCGAGTGTTCCGATGGCAAAACTATATTATCAGGAATTTAAAAAGCAGATGGCAGCAGACCCGACCAAGAAATTGCGTGTCGCAACCATTTTCAGTTATGGTGCAAATGAGGAAGAATCGGATGGTATTCTGGATGAAGAAAATTCAGAGGATACCTCTGCACTCGATCAGCCGTCCAGAGAATTTCTGGAAGAAGCCATCAAGGATTATAATGAAATGTTCCATACGAATTATGATACCTCAAGTGATAAATTCCAAAATTACTATAAAGATGTGTCGCTTCGCATGAAGAACAAGGAACTGGATATTTTGATCGTAGTAAATATGTTCCTGACGGGTTTTGATGCCACAACCATGAATACGTTGTGGGTAGACAAGAATCTGAAAATGCACGGGCTTATACAGGCATTTTCTCGTACCAACCGTATTCTGAATTCCATCAAGACTTTTGGAAATATTGTATGTTTCCGAAATCTGCAAAAGCGAGTGGATAGCGCCATTTCCCTGTTCGGAGACAAGAATGCCGGAGGCATTGTTCTGTTACAGAGCTTTAAGGATTATTATTACGGATATGAATCTGTGGATGGTAAGCCAATGCCGGGGTATGTGGACATGATGGAGGATTTGAATAATAAGTTTCCTTTGTCAGAGCCACAGATTGTCGGAGAACAGAACCAGAAGGATTTTATTGCATTGTTTGGTGCAATTCTCCGTATGAGAAATCTGTTGCTTTCCTTTGATGATTTCAAGGGGAAAGAGCTGATTTCCGAACGTGATTTACAGGATTACCTTGGACGCTATCAGGACTTGCGTGATGAGTGGAAACGCAAGCGTCAGGAAAGCGCGGATATTACGGATGATGTAGTATTTGAGATTGAGCTGATCCGGCAGATAGAAATTAACATTGATTATATTCTCATGCTTGTAAAGAAGTATCATGATACTCATTGCGAAGATAAGGAAGTCCTGATTACCATTAATAAGGCGATTGATGCCAGTCCGGAACTGCGTAGTAAGAAGCAGCTCATTGAAACCTTTATTGCAGGAATCAATGATGTGGATGATGTCATGAATGAATGGCATGAGTATGTGGTGGAACAGCGAGACCATGACCTTAATGCGATTATCACGGAAGAAAAGTTGAAGCCGGAAGATACACGGAAGTTCATGGAGAATGCGTTCCGTGACGGAGAGATCAAAACAGCCGGAACGGATATAGATAAACTTATGCCGCCAATTTCACGCTTTGGCGGTGGTGGCAGAGCCAAGAAGAAACAGGGTGTCATTGACAAGCTGAAGACTTTCTTTGAAAAGTATTTTGGTATTGGTGGTTCATCTACCTTTACTAATTAAAAATTACGGAGGGCTTAAGATATGGCATATGGTAAATCAATAGAACTATTTCTGGTCAATGGCACTGCAGATAGCTTAATAACGGCAGAATTGTCAAACTGGAATGGTAAAGCTATCAAAATTCCACGGATTGAGGTATCTGCATGTAATAGAGACGATATAAAGCAAGCTGGAGTATATTTTTTGTTCTGCAAAGAAGATAACGGGAAAGATTCTGTATATATAGGAGAAGCAGAAAACGTAAAGGAACGATTGGTTCAGCATTTAAGGGATGCACAGGCAGAGAAAGAAAAATATTACTGGAATACAGCTGTTATATTTATTGGAAGAGACCTTAATAAAGCGTTGATTAGGTATCTTGAAAATCGCTTTGTTGAAATTGCAAGAAAGTGTAATAGATATGAGGTTCTCACAAAAAACACATATAAAAATACTGTGCTAAAAGAATCCCAAGTTGCAAGTATGGAAGAATTTGTTGATAATGTAAAAGTACTAATTAATGCACTTGGCTATAAGGTATTGGATGCATATACTAATGCTATTCCAAAAGAAGATGCAGTTGGTGAAACGGAGAAAAAAGAAGATTTAAAACTATATCTGGAGCGTGTCATAAAAAATATAGGAAAAATTGAGGCACAGGGAACTATCACATCTGAAGGATTTATTGTACTAAAAGGAAGCCAAATATCTCCAGTAGATGATAGCACTGTTCCTGACACAATAAAAGAGCAAAGACGTACCAGTAATATTGTAGATGGTATATTGCAGGATGATATGTTTTTTTCAAGTCCATCAGGTGCTGCGATGTTTGTTGTTGGTAAAAGTGATAATGGATTGACTCGATGGAAAGATGAAAATGGTCGCACTTTAAAGGAAATTGAAAACTGTGAAATAATGAATGAAAATTAGTATTTTGTAAGCAGAAGGTGACAGCAGTATGGTTATTTGTCCAAAATGCAGATCAGATAGGACTGCACCAATATTATATGGTTATCCGTCCCATGAAGCTTTTGAAGCTGAAGAGCGGGGAGAACTTATCCTGGGTGGATGTGAGATGATAGATGGAATGCCACACGAGGATTATGGTTGCCTTGACTGTGGATACCGATGGTCAAAGGAACTGCTCCCAGCTACTCAGATTACAAAAATACGCTATAAGGTTGTGGAGAATGGTCCGTGCACGATAGATTTCCAACAGTCGTGGGTATATGAAATATATCCTGATGGAAGGTGTAAAGAATATACATACCAAGGACAGAATCGTAAATATCAGTTTAAGATGGAAGAGAAGGTATCTGAAAAGAAGGTATACAGACTTGTATGCAGTCTGCAGAAAATCATAGGAGCTCCATTATGGGAGAAGAATGTTGTTGAAGGACAGGTGTGCGACGGTTGTAGTTTTAACCTTCAGATAACTTATGCTGATAAGCGGAAAGAAATAATAAATGGTGATGTTGCCGGAGGTACGTTTGATTCCATATTGGAGAAATTTGTCTGCAGTATCTTTGGAAGACGATTTACAACTTGACAAATCGAACAAGTGTTCTTATAATAAAATCATCGCTACGTTAGGATACATATCGCAGAGTAACACTATCAGGTTGGTTCACTTTCCCTTGACTGACCACAGTATTAGGAGGCGATGGTTACATGACATTTGAAATCGGTTCGACAGCTTATATTGTCGAGAGCAACCGGATCATCCGTGAAGTGACTATAGTTAAGCGGAACGGAGATTTTTATATAATCCGGTTTGGCACAAGAGGCGGCATCCAAGTGAGAAGCAACAGGCTTTTTGCAAGCTATGAAGATGCGGATTCTTCCATACATAAAAAGATAGAAAAAAGGACGGGATATCGTTCTCCATATGACTACATACACTAAAGTAAATGGAAGGGGATAATTTTGCAAAAAAATATGATTGACAATCCCCTTCAAATTTTATATACTTTAGTTAGCAAGTTAGCGAACAAGCAAGCGTGCTAATGAATGAACACCGATATAAAAAGTGAAAATGCGAAAAAGTAAAAAAGCGAAAAACAAAGCGAAAACGAAAAGAAAAGTGAAAACAAAGAAAAGGTGAAAATTATGATGTATGCGAATTTTGGAGAATTTATAAGCAAGAAGAGAGTTGAAAAGAAAATCACACTGAGAAAAATGGCTGATATGTTAGGTGTATCCGCACCGTTTTTAACTGATGTAGAAAAAGACAGACGCAACCCCTTCGATATGGAAAAACTTACACAACTCGCACAGATACTGAATTTGTCAAAAGAAGAAAACGCACAGATGCTTGACCTTGCTGGAAAGAAGAGAAATGCCGTAGCACCAGACCTTCCAGAATATATTATGGAACGGGACTATGTCAGTGCAGCTTTGAGGACAGCAAGGGACTTGGATGCAGGAGAAGAAGAATGGAACCAGTTTGTCGAGGAACTGAGAAAGCGAAAGGGGTAAGAACCTATATATGTATAGACCTGAAATTAAAAGAAAGAGATCTGGGGCACCAGTGTTAAGCAGAAAAGAGATTGATGTTATCGGACAGAATATTGTCGGGGATTTTATGCCGGAAGCATTAAAATCTCCACAGGAAATAGATATCGATTTGTTGGCACAGGATTATCTGGGAATGGATCAGGATTTTCAGTACCTGTCGCACTGCGGTGTTTATCTTGGGATGACGGTGTTCAATGACACGGACAAAGTACCCGTGTATGATCCGCAGAATAACTGTGCAGATTATATCAGCGCAAAAGCACATACCGTGATAATCGATAAGATGCTCTTGGAAGAAAATCAGGAACACAGATATCGTTTTACGATGGGACACGAGGCAGGGCATGAGTTTTTACATAAAGAATATTTTGCCTATGATCCTGACCAGATAACACTGTTTGACCTGATGGGAGAAACTCCGGCACCAATGGTTCAGTGCCGTGTGGACACAAAGAAGATGGACTGCCGGACATCGAAAAGCTGGACAGACAGGGACTGGATGGAGTGGCAGGCGAATGCGTTATCATCTGCAGTTCTGATGCCTGTTTCAATGGTGCGGATGGTAGCTGAAAATTTTAAGCGGCCCGGACTACATCAGATTTTTTGTCATTATGCACTGGCTGAAGAAGTGGCTTCCGTATTTAATGTCTCATTTGAAGCAGCAGGATACAGACTGAAACAGCTTGGATATATTCCACAGGAGGCACAACTGAGTACAGATATCCTTAACATGATTTCTTTTGATTTGGCTTGTAATTACTAGCAGAAGGTTGAAGTATGCGGATTACAGAATGATCCGCATATTTTTTTACCCTAGGTGTTAGCAAATTAGCGAACAAATGAACACAAAGAAAATATAAATATTATATTACTTCATGGAATATATTACAGGGTTAATCAGTATAACACAATAATATAGGTTTCAGAATAAGATATGAAGAAATCTAAAAAATATGAATACTTTTTGTTATAACTTTTCGACACAGCACATATGATAAAAAGAAAAATGTCAGATTATGGAAAGAAGGTGAGAACACATGGCAGATGGAGTAATACATAGATGCACCAAGGAATGCCCATACAACAAAAAATGTTTTGTATGCAAAACAGAGGCGGAAGTATCAGGGAATGTTGTGGTGCTTCATAAATGTGCAGTTACGAAAGAGGATATTCCGATTCAGATAGGAAAAGCAGAAAATGCCTGTGTTTTATGATGGGCAGAACAGTAAACTTAATAATCGGACTAGCTTGTAAAGACAGCCACTAGGATGTGCTGATATTACAGTAGCCTACGAAACAGGGATGTTAGTAGAATGCTGTAAAAAATCAGGGATTCTAGTGGCTTTCTTAAAGTCAGCTATTTTTAGCCAACAGCCTGTTTATGTGACAGACTGTTGGCTTTTTTGTTTCAAAAAAATGGAAAGCTGACGGATTAGGTTAATTACACAGATAATTTTCTCCATTGCAGTGAACAAAGAATTAAAGATTTTCAGGAACAAAAGGGAGAACAAGTATATAGATACCTGATTACGATACGCATTTGGGTAGTATGGATGTTCTTCTGACCGATGAGATTCAGTTCAGCATTGGAGATAAAAATACCTAACCTTATATATTCTCCGTTTGAAAAATTCAAAACACGATTTTTTTCAAAATAAAAAAGCGAATAAAGAGAAGAAGGTAATAGGAAAAAATTTCAAGAAAAAAATCGAATAGGAAATTAGTCTTCCTATTTGGATTTTATATTTCTATCAGACAAGGACGAAGGGAGGTGAAAAGCTGTGAGTGCAAATGAGCGAAGAGCTGAGATCATGCGAATCATGGTCGCACGAAGACAAGAGAATATGCAGGTTTTAGCTGCTGAGCTTGGTGTTACGGATAGAACTATCCGAAATGACATTCTTGTGCTTACAGCTGAGTATCCTCTTGAAACTACTAGAGGTAACGGAGGCGGTGTCCGTATCGCTGACTGGTATCATCCACATAAAAATATTTTTTCACAGGATCAGATTTCGGTTTTGGAACAGTTGATGGACAAGGCTGATGATGAACAGAAAAAAGTGCTTGACCAGATGCTCCGTGAATACGGCTCTAACAAGTATAGTCCTGCAGTCTAGGACAGGCGGATGACGATCTGCCATCCAAGTACATTATTGACGAGTACCCACGGCCATGAGAGCCGAATGTGAAAGGATGATTTTATTATGAAAAAGAAAATTTTTATCTGCAGCCCTTATCGGGGCAGAGTCGAGGAAAACAAAAAGAATGCAGTGAGCTACGCAAGGATCACTGCCATGTCAGGTGACGTTCCAATCGTACCACATCTCTATTTCCCATCATTCCTCGATGACAATATCCCAAACGAGAGAATGACAGGCATCGCAATGGGTCTTGAACTCATGGATATGTGCGATGAGGTGTATGTGTTCGGTTTCGACATCACGGAAGGCATGAAGTTTGAACTCGACCATGCAAAAGAAACAAGGAAGCCTGTAAGGCTTTATGATACAGATTTCAATCCCGTGAATGTCAGGACCATACCTGTGGATGAACGTGCGTATGCCAGATACAAGGGCATCATCAGAAATCTGAAGGTGTTGAAGTAGGAGGTCCGCCATGTCAGCAGTCAATGTCCGTTACGGACTATATCCGGGTGACCGCCTTATGGTCACTGCCGGAAAGAAAAAGAAGAGAGCAACTGTAGTAAAGGAGTACCCGTTCCATATTCTGATGGACTGGGGAAAGTACAAGTCCAGCGTAAACAAGATCGATGTGTATACAGGTGATGTGAAGCTGGCACGCATTTGAAAGGAGAGAACGCCATGAGTGAGGCATTGTTATTAGTGGCCGAGGGCTACGAGCAGATTGCTGCCGGAATCAGAAAGATGGTTGCAGCACAGAAAGATACACCAAAGAAAGAGGAGAAGCCTGTGAAGAAGGCTGAAAAGAAGGAAACTCCTGTGGCAGATACACCGAAGGAAGAAGCTGCACCGAAGGAGACAGCCGTTGACAGAAAGACGGTCCGTGCCTTCCTTGCGGACAAGTCCAGATCAGGAAAGACCTCGGAGGTAAAGAACCTGATCGAGCAGTTCGGATTCCAGAAGCTGTCAGATGTTCCTGATGAGAAACTGCCGGAACTGTATGAGAAAGCGCAGGTGCTCTAATGGGCGGACATGCAAGGTTCTCCCCATCGTCCGGTAAAAGACGTCTGGAATGCCCTCCATCGTTACTGTTGGAGGAGCAGTTTCCAGACGAAGAATCTCCATTCGCAGCAGAAGGGAGTGCCGGGCATGCGATGGCGGAGTACCTCATCAATAAGTATCTGAAGAAAAGGACTAAAAGACCTGTATCTGATTATTATTCGGATGAACTGCTCGAAGCCGTGGATGATTACGTGGAATATAACATCACCCAGATCGAACAGGCAAGGAAGGACTGTGATGAACCATTCATCGGAGTGGAACTGAAGGTCAGCCTTGCACACAGAATCAATGACTGTTTCGGTACTGCAGATATGGTGGTGGCCGATTCCCATAAGATCCACATTATCGATCTGAAGCTCGGCAAGGGTGTGGTGGTCGATGCAGAGCAGAATGTTCAGCTTATGATCTACGGACTGGGAGTGTTGGACATGCTTGGTTTCTTATATGAAATCGACACGGTGGAGCTTACCATCGTCCAGCCGAGGATCGAACATTTTTCTACTTGGGAGATATCAGCCGGGGAGCTGCTTGCATGGGGAAAGGACGTCCTTGAACCGGGAGCAGCAAAGGCTCTTTCAGGCGAGGGAGAGTTTAAAGCTGGAGATCACTGCCGATTCTGCAAGGCAAGATTTACATGCCGTGCAAGGGCAGAGGAGTATTTAAAACTTGCCCAGATGGAATTTGCCGAGCCGGCCCTTATGTCGGATGAGGAAATTGCAGAAGTCCTTTCCAAGGCAGATGCGCTGAAGAAATGGGCAGAGGAGGTTTACACCTATGCTCAGAATGAAGCAGTAGTTAACCATAAAGAATGGCCGGGCTATAAGCTGGTCCTGGGAAGAAGCAACCGTAAATATACAGATGAAGAGGATGTGGCAGAGGCAGCACAAAAAGCCGGATACACGGATATCTTCAAAAAGAGCCTGATCGGCATTACCGAGATGGAAAGGCTGATGGGCAAAAAGAAATTTAATGAGATCCTTGGTTCACTGGTGTACAAGCCTGACGGCAAGGTCACACTGGTGCCGGATTCAGATAAAAGAGAAGCAGTTAAAACAGCAACCGCAGAAGCGGATTTTAAGGAGGACTAAATTATGACAACAGCAAACTTAACCAAAGTAATCGTACCTTGCAGACTCAGCTATGCACACCTGTGGGAGCCGGATTCCATCAATGGAAGCGAACCGAAGTACTCTGTCTCCTGCATCATCGACAAGAATGATAAGGAGACCATTGCCAAAATCAAGAAGGCAATTGAGGTAGCAAAGGATGAAGGAAAAGGCAAGTGGGGCGGTAAGATCCCAGCGAACCTGAAGACACCGTTAAGGGACGGAGACATCGACAGACCGGAGGATGAGGCATATGCGGACAGTATGTTCTTAAATGCCAACAGCAAACAGGCACCGCAGATCGTGGACAGACAGGTACAGCCGATTCTTGACCAGAGCGAGGTATATTCCGGCTGCTACGGAAGGGTATCCATTACATTTTATGCTTACAACAGCAACGGCAACAAGGGCATTGCTGCCGGACTTGGAAATGTACAGAAGTTAAGGGACGGAGAGCCTCTCGGTTCCAGAGCCAATGCGAAGGATGAATTCGAGGCAGTGGATGCGGAGGACGATTTCCTCGCATAGAAACAAAGCAGCAGAGCATAGGAAGGGCGGTGGCATACACCGCCCGGATACATAAAGGAGATGTACTTTCATGGAAGAACTGATGAAGGAGCTTAACAGCATAAAAAAATATATCCCGTATAACACATACCGCACCATCAAAGGACAGATGAAGTCCGGCAATGTGGAAGCAGCAAGAACGGGGATCAGCAGAATAAAGAAAAGAGCGGAGGGACAGAAACATGGACACACTTGCAATTGATATTGAAACATACTCAGATGTGTCACTACCGGACTGCGGGGTACACAGGTATGCAGCATCGGAGCAGTTCGAGATCCTTTTGTTTGCATACAGTCTGAATGACGAACCGACACAGATCATTGACCTGGCATCCGGGGAGAAGATACCGGATAAGATCATGGAATATCTTACGGATGATTCCGTAATAAAGACTGCTTATAATGCAGCATTCGAGCGGAACTGTATCAACCGATTCTTCGGTCTTTCCTTAAAACCGGAAGGATGGAGATGTACGCTTGTCCAGGCATCCATGCTGTCACTTCCACTGTCACTGGAAGGCGTGGGCGAAGCACTGAACCTTGATAAGAAAAAGATGTCCGAGGGAAAAGACCTCATCCGCTATTTCTGTATGCCGTGCAAGCCCACCAAGGCAAACGGGGGCAGGACAAGGAATCTTCCGTCTGACGCACCGGAGAAGTGGGAATTGTTCAAGACATACTGCATCCGTGACGTGGATGTGGAAAAACAGATCAGGAATAAACTAACAAAGTTCCCGATACCGGACAGGGAGCAGGAACTCTACTGCATGGACCAGAGGATCAATGACAGAGGCATCATGGTGGATCAGGAGCTGATCGGACACGCTGTGGCATGCGACCTTCTGTATAAGGAGACGGTAACGAAGAAGGCATACGAGATATCCGGGCTGGAAAATCCGAACAGCGTATCACAGCTTAAGGAATGGCTGAATGAAAAGGGCATCGAGGTGGATTCCCTTGCCAAGGCTGCCGTGGAAGATCTGGTGGAGAACACACAGGGTGATGTGGCAGAAATGATGAAGCTGAGACTTGCCATGTCAAAGACATCCGTAAAGAAGTACGAAGCAATGGAGCGTTCGGTATGTCCTGACGGAAGGGTGCATGGACTATTACAGTTTTACGGAGCCAACCGCACGGGAAGATGGGCCGGCAGACTCGTGCAGATCCATAACCTTCCGCAGAACCATATGGAAGACCTGGAACTGGCACGCTCCCTTGTAAAGGAAGGCAGATACGATCTGGTGGAGCTTTTATATGATTCCACACCGGATGTGCTTTCTGAGCTGATCCGTACCGCATTCGTGGCAAGACCCGGATGCAGATTCATCGTCAGCGATTTTTCCGCAATCGAGGCGAGGGTCATGGGTTACCTTGCCGGAGAGGGATGGGTCATGGAGGAGTTCCGTGGTGCCGGAAAGATCTATGAGCAGACGGCATCCAAGATGTTCCATATCCCAATCGGAGAGATCACAAAGGGAAGCCCGTACCGTGCAAGGGGAAAGGTGGCATCACTTGCCTGTCAGTATGGCGGTGCGGAAGGTGCGCTTATCAGCATGGGAGCATTAAATTTTGTGGAAGAAGAGGAGCTGAAAGGACTGGTGCAGTCATGGAGGACAGCAAATCCGCACATCGTAAATTACTGGTATGAAATCGACGGCGCGGTAAAGGCTGCCGTGAAAGAGCGGAAGATGACAAAGGTCGGAATGGTGACGGTATATTACCAGTCAGGAATGCTAAAGATCGCACTGCCGTCCGGAAGGGTGCTGTCCTATGTAAGACCAAGGATGACCGTGAACCGCTTCGGCTCGGAAAGTGTCAGCTATGAAGGAATCGGCACGAACCGCAAGTGGACGAGGATCGAATCTTACGGCGCAAAATTCTGCGAGAACATCGTCCAGGCAACCGCAAGGGATGTACTGGCAGAGGCAATGCTCCGTCTGGAAAAGAAGGGATTTGATATCGTGTGCCACATCCATGATGAAGTGGTGCTTGAAGTGCCGGAGGGAACATCCTCGGTGGAAGAAGTCAATGAGATCATGGCGGTATGCCCTGACTGGTGTGAGGGGCTTCCGCTTAAGGCTGCCGGATTTGAAAGTCCGTTTTACAAGAAAGATTAGGAGGAGCTTATGGGAGGATGCAACAGGGAAGGATATCCGGATCCGACCGCAGGTATTGCAATCGGACGGGTCATGAAACAGGAAAAGCGTAAAAAGAAGGAGGTAAAGAAGGATGTTCGTATCGATCGGAAACTCAAGAATGGACAAAAAGTTTAACTGTACGGATATGACATATGAAGATTTTGTCAGCCGTCTGTCCAAGACAAAATATACTGCGGAAACAATGGAGCAGTACAGGAAGATGCCGAAAGGGCAGCAGGACAATATCAAGGATGTCGGAGGATTCGTCCTTGGAAAGCTGAAGGGCGGACGCAGGAAGAAAGATTGCGTGATCTCCAGATCCGCCATCACGCTTGATATGGATTACGGAACACAGGGCATCATTGATGAACTGGAAATGTTCTTTGACATGAAGATGGTGGTGTATTCCACACATAAGCATATGCCGGAGAAACCGAGACTGCGTATCATTATATTTCTGACAAGGGACGTGACACCCGATGAGTACGGGGCAGTCAGCCGTATGCTTGCATCGGATATCGGAATCGAGCTTTTTGATGATTCCACCTATGAACCATCAAGACTGATGTACTGGCCGAGCACTTCCAGCGACGGTGAGTATGTGTTTCAGGAGATCGAAGGGAACGAAGTCGATCCCGATGAAGTGCTGTCCCGTTATAAGGACTGGCATGATGTATCAGCATGGCCGGTCAGCAACCGTCAGGCATCCGTTGTGCAGAGGGATATCAAAAAACAGGCTGACCCGCTTTCCAAGGACGGGCTGATCGGGGCCTTCAACCGCACATACACGGTGACACAGGCAATCGACAAATTCATCCCAGATGTGTACAGGCATTCAAGGGCAATCCCCGGAAGATATGATTATATCCCAGCGGACTCGGCTGCCGGAGTTGTGGTCTACGATGACCTGTTCGTATACAGCCACCATGCAACAGACCCATGCTGCGGAAAGCTGATGAATGCGTTTGATGTGGTAAGGCTTCATAAATTCGGTGACAAGGATGCAAGGGCAGCCGAAGGGACAGAGCCGGGAAAACTCCCGTCTTTTAAAGCCATGCAGGATTTTGCTTCTGCAGATGAAGAAGTGAAGAACACACTTGCCAGGGAAAGACAGGAGCTGGCGGTACAGGAATTTTCCGCAGAGATGGATGAGGACTGGCAGAACAAGCTGGCACTTGACCGCAGGGGAAATATCAAGGATACACTGCAGAACATTGCACTGATCATCCGCAACGATGAGAATTTCAAGCACATCGTGTACAACGAGTTCAAGGATACCATTGATGTCATCGGCCCGCTTCCGTGGAAACAGGTAAAACCCGGATGGAATGATTCCGACCTTGCGAATGCAAAGGTGTATTTCGAGAGGGTGTACGGGATCTGGTCACCGACCAAATTTAAGGATGCACTGCTTGCCGTGGTGTCATCCGACAGGCTGTACCATCCAATCAAGGATTATTTTGCAACGCTTCACTGGGACGGACAGGAGCGTATCGATACACTGCTCATCGATTATTTCGGTGCGAAAGATTCACCGTACACAAGGGCTGTCATCCGCAAGACATTGGTGGCTGCGGTAGCGCGTATCTATAAGCCGGGAGTAAAGTTCGACTCCATCCTCGTGCTGAATGGACCGCAGGGAATGGGAAAATCCACCTTCTTTGCCATCCTTGGAAAGCAGTGGTTCTCGGATTCCTTATCCATTTCGGATATGAGGGATAAGACTGCTGCCGAGAAGCTGCTCGGAAACTGGATTCTTGAGATCAGTGAGATGAACGGTATCCGCAAGACGGAAGTCGAGGTAGTAAAGTCCTTTGTCACCCGTCAGGATGATAAGTTCCGTCAGGCATACGGAGTCAATGTAGAGTCGCATCCAAGAAAGTGCATCATTGTGGGAAGCACCAACTCCGAGGGCGGATTCTTACGTGACGTGACAGGAAACAGAAGATTCTGGCCGGTGCATGTGCCGGGGACAGGAAAACACCACCCGTGGGAGCTTGACTGTGTCGACCAGATCTGGGCAGAGGCAATCCATCTGTATAACGAAGGTGAGGAGCTGTTCTTAAAAGGTGCGGAGGCAGAGGAAGCATACAAGATGCAGCAGGAGGCAATGGAGTCGGATGACCGTGAGGGAATCGTGCAGGACTATCTTGACAGACTGCTGCCGGACAACTGGGCATCAATGGATATCTATCAGAGAAGGGCATTCCTTGGTGGAGGAGAGTTCGAGACGGTCGGTGTCAAAGGAACGGTTATGCGTGAGCGTGTGTGCATCATGGAGATCTGGGTGGAGTGCTTCGGCAAGGAGCGCCAGAATTTAAAGAAGGCAGATTCCTATGAGATCGAAGGCATCTTAAACAAGATCGGGGGATGGAAGAAGTATGATTCCAATACCACGGGCAAGACCAAAGTCCCCCTTTACGGAGTGCAGAAGACTTTTGTGCGGATGGATGAGAAACCAGAGGAAACCCGTTAGGCGGTTTCCGTGGTTTCCCAGATGCAGATGGGCAACGGTAGTCGGAAACCGTGCTGACACCTTGGAAAATAAGGGGTTGCGGTTCTTAGTTTCCCAGTTTCCCATTAAATCCAGTTGAGAATTAAAAATAAAGATAAAAAGAGCAATTCATGTATATATGCGCGTATAGGAGTTAAAGGCATATGGCAACCGCAATCGGCAAAGGAGGTACCTGGTTTTGCTAGAAAGTACAGTAGAGAGACATTTGAGGGAAGAAGCAAAAAAGCGGAAAGGCATGGCACTGAAGTTCGTATCACCCGGTATGAATGGAGTGCCTGACCGCATCGTCCTGATGCCGGACGGAAAAATGGCATTCGTGGAACTGAAAGCACCGGGGAAGAAACCGAGACCGCTTCAGCTAAAGAGAAAGAGGATGCTTGAGGGGTTAGGCTTTCCCGTTTATGTAGTTGATAATATTGAACAGATCGGAGGTATCCTAGATGAAATACAAAGCACATGATTATCAGCAGTATGCAACAGATTTTATAATCGAACATCCTGTGAGCTGCCTGATCCTTGATATGGGACTTGGCAAAACGGTCATCACGCTTACGGCACTGTGGCTTCTGCTGTTTGACTATTTTGAAGTAAGACGGATCTTGGTGATAGCACCGAAGCGTGTGGCAGAGACCACATGGCCGGCAGAGATAAAAAAGTGGGAGCATCTTTACGGCATGACATTTGCCGTGGCAATGGGAACTGCAGAGCAGAGAAAGGAAGCACTTCTGTCAGGAGCCGATGTGACGATTATTGGAAGGGACAATGTTTCTTGGATGACAAAAAATATATTTTTTGATTTTGACATGGTCATCATTGATGAGCTGTCGAGCTTCAAGTCCCCGAAGGCACAGAGGTTCAAAGACCTGAAAAAAGTAAGGCCGATGGCAAAACGTGTGGTCGGGCTTACGGGAACACCGGGAAACCTCATGGACTTATGGGCAGAGATTGGAATCCTTGATATGGGGCAGAGGCTTGGAAGATATATCAGTGGCTACCGTGACAGGTTCTTTCTGCCGGATAAGCGGAATCGAGAGATCATCTTTTCGTATAAACCGAGGGAAGGGGCAGAAGAAAAAATATATGAACTGATCTCCGATATCAGCATTTCCATGAAAGCAGTGGATTATCTTGATATGCCGGAATGCATAAGCAACCGGGTGTCCGTTTCCATGTCGGAATCCGAACAGGGGCTTTATGACAGGATGGCAGATGAAATGATCCTCGAATACGGGGAAGGACAGGACATCGATGCGGTAAATGCAGCAGCCTTGAGCAACAAGCTCCAGCAGATGGCAAACGGTGCGGTCTATGATGAATCCGGCAATGTCCGTAATATCCATGATAGAAAACTGGATGCTCTGGAAGACCTGATCGAATCGGCAAACGGAAAACCGCTTCTGGTTGCATACTGGTTCAAGCATGACAGGGAGCGGATATTGAAACGGTTTCCGGCAAGGTATATCAATACCAAGAAGGATATCGAGGACTGGAATGAAGGAAAAATCCCGGTGGCACTGATCCATCCGGCATCGGCAGGACACGGACTGAATCTTCAGGAAGGCGGTTCAACCATTGTATGGTTCTCGCTTACATGGTCCCTTGAACTGTATCAGCAGTTAAATGCCAGACTTTACAGACAGGGGCAGAAACATACAGTTGTCATAGAGCATCTGGTGACAGAAGGAACGGTCGATGAAGATATCCTCCGGGCAATCGAAAAAAAGGATACTACACAGAATGCAATGATAGAAGCAGTAAAGGCAAGGATTGGAGGTATGACGGATGACGGCAGAAGTAATGATGAAGGAATATAAGAATATGAAAAAGGAACTGACCGTGACTGAGTTCCAGCTCCGTCAGTTTCAGGGAGTGAGCGAACAGGACATGATCGATTCCATGCTTTATTCCCATCAGGAAGGGGAAAGGGTGCAGACGAGTACTCTTTCCGATAAAACGGCAAACATAGCAGTCAAATATAAGGCTGCAATGGAAAGGGAGAATGACGAGTGGTACGGTTTCCTTTTCCACAGATATATGTTCCTGAAGGAAGAACTGGATTTTTTTGAGCATGCAGTGAACGGACTGGATGAAAGACATAGAAGCATTATCACGGATCTTCTGGATGAGGACATGACATGGGACATTATGATGGAAAGATACCATGTGAGCCATACGATGATAGCAAAATACAGAAAAGCAGCATTGAAGGAACTTGATAAACAGTATGAACTGAGGGACAGACAGGTGGAAGCCTTTGTCCTCGGATAGGAGGTTTTTATGTGTAAGCGTGGAGATATTTATTATGTGGATTTTGGAGAAAAAGATGGAAGCAAGCAGGGCGGTGTCCGTCCGGCACTGGTGGTAAGCAATAATAAGGCGAATAAGCATTCACCTGTGGTTACGGTCGTTCCGCTGTCAGCCAGGGTGTGGAAAAAGAAGTATCTTCCGACCCACGTGCAGATTCCCAAAGGCAGCGGTCTGAATAAACCGAGCATGGCACTGGCGGAACAGGTGGAAACCCTTGATAAAACAAGGCTCGGAGAAAGAATCGGGGAAGTGCTGGATGACATGGTCATGGAGCAGATTACCGTGGCACTCCAGATACAGATAGGTGCATATGCAGAGTACAATTAAGGCAGTCAGACGGCTGTCTTTTTTGTTTGGGTTATGGTAAAATCTTAATATGTTTTTATATGTTTGGGGACTTGGGAAGGAAGTGATGTTCTATGTCATATGAAGAAGATTACAGAAGACCATATAGTGCAAAATGTGCTTGTGGAAAAGGCTATTTGCAATTTTACAGAATATATTTGTCAAATGACTGGGGACAGGAAAAAGAGAATGATACGGCAGTTGAGATTTTCTGTGACAGTTGTAAGGAGAAGTATCATTACGAAAGAAATTATGGCAATGATTATCTAGTTCCGAATGGGTTAGCGTTTCCAAAACAAAGACCCGAATTGGACAGAAAATATTCGTATGATGATAAAGAAAAACTTGTAAAAAAATATGGCAGAGAAAAAATAGCTGCTATGGTGGCAGATATGACTGCACCAAAACATAGATTTATAAAGAATCTGGAAAACGAAGATGCCATTAGTTTTGCAAATTCGTGGGCACAGTGGTACAGAAAGAAGTCACTGGCACCGATGGTGTCATATTTACAAAAAATATTGGATGAATATGATGATATAGAAAAGAGTATTGCAGCTAAACAACCATATAATAAAAAATATGAACAGGAATGCAGTATCTTTTCAAGGAAGATAATGGAAACAGAGAAAAAGAGCTGTCGGCTATCATTCCAATATGATAAGGAACGAGATGAAGCTGAACAAGAGCGAAGGAGAAAAGAGCAGGAACAATATGAAGAAAAGCACAGATATGATGATTTTGAGGCAGTAGTTCACTATGATTCTTCGTATAAAAGAGATTTTTCGAATCAGTATTGGGACAGCTATTTTATAAAAGAGTGTATAGATCCACAGCATTTATCATTGGATAAATCGGGGGATGGAAAACCTATAATAACAATTGCAAAGAAATATGCATGTGTTTGTCAAATCTGTGGAAAAGAAGAGGACATACTTTCATCTAACATGAAAATCCTTTATGATGAGGACAGAGGTTATTATTTGGATAAATGCTGTAGTTGTCATGAGGTATCATCTTTTGAAGCAAAAACAATGGATATATTGGATCAGCTAGGGATTACTTATATCAGGGAAAAATCTTTTGATGGCTTAGTAGGTGATTCGGGCAGAGGGCTTCGTTTTGATTTTGTATTATCTAAATCTGCTGATAAAGATGGAAAACCAATCATTGATCTGGCTATAGAACTACAGGGACCGCATCATTATAAAAAAGGTTATTATGATGAATTTGGAACTTATGTGGCAGAGGATAACAGTATTGCATCAGATAGATTTAATCGGCAGATAAAGTATGATGAGAGAAAAAGACAATATTGCGAGCAGAACGGTATCAGTTTAGAGTGCATCAAGTATACGGCATCAAATGATCAGGAACGTTTAGAAAAAGCAATCAGAAAAATACTTAAGGAGCATGGTTATAAATACTTTGTGGAAAGCGAGAAACATGATGATTGGATGGTGTACTAGAGGTTCACTAAAGGTGTACTAAGGGTGTACTGACTTTTTAATTTACATCTGCTATGATTAAGATGGCAAAAAAGAAAGGGAGCGGAAACGCTCCTTTTTATGTTGCCATAAGGCGGTGTCTTTCCAATCCTTTCACACCGCCCGTGTACATAGAAGGGAGGAATGGCGGATGCCGATGAAACCAAAGAAGCCGTGCAGACACCCCGGATGTCCGAAGCTGACAGATGGACTGTACTGCGAGGAGCATGAAGCACTGCACCGTGGTGACAGGGCGAGCAGCAGCAAGCGTGGTTACAACAGGCAGTGGCAGAAGGCAAGGGTAAGATATCTGAAGGCACATCCTTTGTGTGTTCAGTGCTTAAAGGAAGGTCATGCAGTGACAGCAACCGTGGTCGATCATATCAGACCGCACCGTGGTGATCCCGTCCTGTTCTGGGACGAGAAGAACTGGCAGAGCCTTTGCAAGCCCTGTCATGATAAAAAGACATGGAACGAAGATAACAATCCGGAGTATCGGTTCTGACGGCAGACCGTGGGGGTATCTGAATCTCTACAGGCTGAACCGCTGAAGACCGATGGCCCCCTTTGCGTGAATTTTCGCAGAATTAAACAGGGGGGATATAAAAAGGGTATGGTAATTTTCGCAGAATGTACTTAAAACACGGCAAAAAGGGGTATTTCCTTTTGCCGGAAAATCAGAAAAAAAGCATTATTTAAGACTGGAAAACAGTGTAAAAACATTGTTTTTCCGGTCTTTTTTTGTGTGCCGGAAGGAGAGTGGAAAGGATGACGGACGCACAGGCAAAGCAGATCAATGAGATGCGGATGAAGGGGATGGGATATAAAGCCATCGGAATGGCAATCGGACTGTCCCGTGACATCGTAAGGAATTACTGCAAGAGACATAACCTTGCCGGATACGCCACGGTGGTTTCAAAAAATATGAAACTCATGGTGGACGGTAAAGAGGTGTGCCACTTCTGCGGTAATCCGATCACGCAGCCGAAGACAGGCAGACCGAGAAGGTTCTGCTGTGAAAAATGCAGAAGGGAATGGTGGAAGGCACACCCGGAAGCAGTGAAGAAAAGCGAGAAGGCTTCCTACACGCTTGTATGTGAGCAGTGCGGGAAGCCTTTCATTTCCTATGGAAACAAGAACAGAAAATACTGCGGCCGTGAATGTTATTTCCGGCACAGATTTTTAGCAGAGGAGGATATGGAAGATGCAGTTTCAGAGTTATAAAATAGCAGACCTTATCCCGGCTTCCTATAATCCGAGGAAGAAGTTAAAACTGGGTGATAAGGAATATGAAAAAATCAAGAACTCCATTAAGGAGTTCGGTTATGTCGAGCCGATCATCATCAACTCAGACATGACCATTATCGGAGGACACCAGAGAGCCACGGTCCTTGCAGACCTCGGATACACGGAAGTGGAATGTATCGTGGTCGATATCGACAAGACCAAGGAGAAGGCACTCAATGTTGCCCTTAATAAAATTACGGGCGAATGGAACAAGGAACTCCTGGCTGACCTTATTAAAGACCTTGAAGATTCGGATTTTGATGTCAGCATCACGGGCTTTGAACCGCCGGAGATCGAACAGCTTTTTAATTCCGTGCATGATAAGAAGATCACGGAGGATGATTTTGATGTGGAAGCGGAGCTTGCAAAACCGACCGTAGCAAAGACAGGAGATGTATGGCTGCTTGGGAAGCACCGTGTCATCTGCGGTGATTCCATTCTGCCGGAGACTTACGATAAGCTGATGGATGGACAGAAGGCAAATCTTGTCCTGACTGATCCTCCATACAATGTAAATGTCGAGGAGACGGCTGGCAAGATCAAAAATGACAACATGCCGGATGAGGATTTCTATAAGTTCCTGTTTGCTGCATTTGTAAATATGGAGCAGTCAATGGAACAGGATGCTTCCATTTATGTATTCCATGCGGATACGGAGGGGTTGAATTTCAGAAAGGCATTCAAGGATGCCGGATTTTATCTTTCCGGGTGCTGCATCTGGAAGAAGAACGCACTGGTCCTTGGAAGAAGTCCGTACCAGTGGCAGCATGAACCGTGTCTGTTCGGATGGAAGAAGGGTGGGAAGCATCAGTGGTATTCTGACAGAAAGCAGACCACCATCTGGGAATATGACCGTCCGAAGGCAAGCAAGGACCATCCGACCATGAAGCCTGTGGCGCTTATGGCATACCCGATCCAGAACTCCTGCATGAGCAACTGCATCGTGCTTGATCCGTTCCTTGGTTCCGGCTCTACGCTGATCGCCTGTGAACAGACACACCGTATCTGCTATGGCATCGAACTGGATGAGAAGTTTGTGGATGTGATCGTAAACCGCTACATTGAACAGTGCGGTTCGGATGCGGATGTATTTGTCATCCGTGACGATATGAAAATTTCATATCAGCAATTATGCAGGGGAGGGCAGTATAATGAAACAGATGACCTTCCTTGATTTATGTTCCGGCATCGGCGGCTTCAGGCTTGGTCTTGAAACTGCCGGCCATAAATGCATCGGGTACTGTGAATATGATAAATTTGCAAGAGCCTCATATGAGGCAATGTATGATACGGAAGGAGAGTGGAAAGCTCATGATGTCACAAAACTTAAACCCGAAGATGTCCCCTATGCAGACATCTGGTGCTTCGGATTCCCATGTCAGGACATCTCCGTTGCCGGAAAACAGCGGGGACTGGTCGGAAAAAGAAGTGGAATATATTACAACATTATTGACCTCCTCAAAGGCAAAGAGGAAAGTGCTAAACCCTCATACCTACTTGTTGAGAACGTTAAGAACCTGTTATCGATCAATGCAGGATTCGATTTTGCCTCAGTTCTGTCTGAAATGGACGAAGCAGGGTATGACTGTCGGTGGCAGGTGCTTAACTCCAAAAACTTCGGAGTCCCGCAGAACCGTGAGCGTGTGTTCATTATCGCAAATCTTAGAAGCAGAGGTAGACGAGAAATATTACCTCTCACCGGAGAAAACGCAGCAGCTCTTAACCAGCTTATAGGAGGCATGCAGGGCTACCGTGTTTATGGGACGGACGGCATTTCCGCAACCCTTGTGGGGAATGCGGGCGGTGTCGGGGCCAAGACGGGTCTTTACTTCATCGACCAGAGCAACCATGATCCGAAGATCACGGATACGGCAAGATGCCTGACAGCGAGGTACACAGCCGGGATGACCAACCATACCGCCATGAATTCAGCCGTGCTGGAAGTCCACCCGGTGCTTACACCGGAGCGGATGGAGAAACGGCAGAACGGAAGAAGGATGAAAGAGGACGGAGAGCCGATGTTCACCCTGACCTCTCAGGACAGGCACGGTGTGTATGTCTGTGAAAAGGTGGATTCCGTCAAAGTAAAAAATGCTACAAAGGCAGGATATGAAGTGGCACGGGAAGGGGACGGTATCAACCTTGCCTACCCGGACAGTGAGACAAGAAGGGGAAGGGTCGGAAAAGGATGCTCCCAGACATTGGACTGTTCCGGGCAGATGGGAACGCTCATGAGGGGCGGCCGCATCAGACGGCTGACTCCGAGGGAGTGCTTCCGTTTACAGGGATTTTCTGATGAGCTTTTTGACCGTGCCTCTGCCGTCAACTCCGATGCACAGCTTTATAAACAGGCCGGAAATGCAGTCACCGCAACGGTCGCTTATGCGGTTGCAATGTCGCTTCCAGAGTCCAGGAGCTGACATTACATTTTCTTTTGGAAAGTACCATTATCTGCTTGACTATACGGGCATTCAGAGTGATATATGGTACTACCAAAAGGAAAGGAGATCAGCAGAATGGAAATTATTACAAACGCTGAGAACAGGAAAGAATTAGTAAAAGCCTTATCCGGACATTTCGGACAGAGGTCAGAATACCTTGGACCGCCATCCTTTGCATATCGCATCGGAAGCATCACGGTGGACAGGGATGCAAAGGTCATACTTGAAGATGACAGCATGGAAGACGAGGTGAGAAGAGTGCTTTTCCAGAATGATGTGGCAGAAGAGATACAGGAAACACAGACGGAGGAACCGGAAGCGGAGATCAAAATACCAATCGGCAGCATGACACCGCAGGGCATCATCAACCTGATAAACATGATGCATTCCAAACAGTACCTTATCAACAGGGCAGTCGGAAGGGAGTGCATTTCCATAGCAGACAGCCTTATAAATGCCCTTGCCGAAAGTAACTTTGAAGATACGGAGTCAGCAGCAGGGTTCATTACGGAGCAGGGCGGATGCAGCGGTGTTACCTTTGCAGATGGGAATATTGAGTTCACGGGATTTCCACATACCGATGGCATGATGGAATACTGCAGACTTGCATCGGCAATGGTAAAGAAAGCATCGGAACAGAAACGTGTGAATCCGAAACAGACCATTGAAGAGAATGAAAAATATTACATGAGGGCATGGCTGGTATCCATCGGATTTGGAGGGAGCGAAGGAAAGGAAACAAGATCCTTTTTCCTTAAGGGGCTGAAAGGTCATACGGCATTCCGGACTCCGGAAGATGCGGAAAGGTGGAAAGCCAACCGTAGGGCAGAAAGGGGGTCAACGGTATGTTCGGAGTAAGCAGACAGACACTTGAGAGATTGAGAAAGGAATATCCTTCGGGAACCAGGGTGGAGCTTATCCGCCTTGATGATCCCTACCGAAAGATCCCGTCAGGGACCATCGGAACGGTGGAGTTTGTGGATGATGCAGGACAGCTCCACACGGTATGGGACGGACACGGCTCTCTTGCGATGATCTACGGAGTGGATGAATGGCGTAAAATACAGTCATAATATACACAGTTTTTCCGGCTGATGTTTGTGCAGTTTATGGCGCATATATAACTGGATATATGTGTGTTTTAGAGCGAATATGTACCTACCGAAAGGGAAGAAAACAAACGGAGGTACAAGCCATGAACGAAAGGATTACAAAGCAGATCGAGGAAATGAAGAAACAGACCATCGGGGTCGAGGTTGAGATGAACAACATACGAAGGGATAAGGCTGCAGAACTTGCAGCGGCATTTTTCGGAACAGGAAGATTTGAAAACACGGCTTCCAGAAGCGGATATTATACATGGTCAGCATGGGATGCAAGCGGAAGGGAATGGAAATTCCAGAAGGATGTCAGCATTGCGGGACCGGATGATAAAAAATGCGAGCTGGTCACACCGATCCTTCACTACGAAGATATCGAACTTCTCCAGGAACTGATAAGAAAGCTCAGACATGCGGGAGCCAAGAGTGATGCAACAAGGGGATGCGGAGTCCACATCCACATCGGAGCAAAGGGACACACACCGCAGACTTTACGAAACCTTGCAAACATCATGGCGGGACACGAGAACCTTTTAGCGGATGCCTTAAACCTCGACAGCTGGCGGATGAACCGCTACTGCAAAACGGTAGACCCAAGATTCCTTAAGGAACTCAATAAAAAGAAACCGAAAACGATGGCAGCCCTTGCAGACATCTGGTACACGGCAAACGGGGCAAGCTACGGAAGAGACCATCATTACAATGACAGCCGATACCATATGTTAAACTACCATGCAACATTCACAAAGGGAACGGTCGAGTTCAGACTTTTCCAATTTGATGCCCCGGCTGATGGAAAGCTGAACGGACTGCATGCGGGACAGCTGAAGAGCTACATCCAGCTCTGCCTTGCCTTAAGCCAGATGGCAAAGGAAGTAAGGACGGCAAGCCCGAAACCACAGCAGACGGAAAATCCGAAATACGCAATGCGGACATGGCTTTTGAGACTCGGATTCATCGGGGACGAATTTAAGACCGCAAGGGAAATCCTTACAAAGAGACTTGCAGGAGACACTGCTTTCAGAAGCGGAAGGGCTGCTTGAAGAGAACAGCCTCCTGCCACCTTGGATAACTGACCGCCATGAGCGGTCTTAAGGTGGTAGAAGGGTGTTCCCTTCAGAAAGGATGGAAACATTATGAAAAGATATTACATTGCTTATGGAAGCAACCTGAACATCAGACAGATGCGGATACGATGCCCTCACGCAAGGGTGATCGGAACTGCAGTCATAAACGATTATGAGCTTCTCTTTAAAGGAAGCCGTACGGGAGCCTATCTTACCATTGAGCCGAAGGTAGGCAGCGAGGTTCCCGTGGCGGTATGGGAAGTCACGGAGTCGGATGAGGCGGCACTTGACCGCTACGAAGGATATCCGGTGTTTTATTACAAAAAAGAAATGGAACTCGATATCAGGGGCATCCGCACGGGGAAGATACGCAGAAGGAAGTGCTTTGTGTACATCATGCATGAAGAACGGAAGATCGGAGTACCTTCCCTTTCGTATGTCAGCACATGCCTTCAGGGGTACATCAGCTTTGGGTTTGACGAACATTATCTTTCCGAGGCACAGATAAAAGCAGTGGAGGTGGCAGGACATGAAGAATGAAACACTGCACATACGGATATGCCCCCGCTGCGGGGCTTCCTACGGAAGGACACCATCTCTTTCAAGGGCAGACGGCAGAACGCTTATCTGCCCGGACTGTGGGACACGTGAGGCGCTTGAGAGCATTGGTGTCGGGGCAGAGGAACAGGAACAGATCCTTGAAGCCATCCACAGATCGCAGCGGTAAAATCCACAATTTCTTCCGCAGATTTTTGTGTACATTATGATGCTTAAATGACTGGATATATGTACGGTTCAGAGCGAATATGTACCTACCGAAAGGGAAAACAGAGAAAACGGAGGAAAATACGATGGAAACAAAGATCACAACAGCAGAAAAATTAGGAATGGAGCTTTACGGATGCATGAATTCAGCAGTCCTTGACTACGGTGACTACACGGTTGCAGTCTGGGAACACTGCTTTAAGGGCAGCATTGCAGAAGTTTATGAACTGGTTGAAACACCGGAAGAGACAGGTCTTGGAAGATGCGAATGCAGGATTTCAAGGATCGGAAGAAAAGAAGGGTTTGAGGATGCCGGACATGCAATGGCGTGGGCACTCACAAATGTAAAATAGCAGAAAGGGCAGGGAAAACGTTCCCTGCCTGTGTACATTTACACAGTGTAATGCAGTTATCTTTGTGTACATTATGGTGTTGAATTGACTGGATATAATCAGCGTTTAGAGCGAATATGTACCTACCGAAAGGGAAAACAAAGAAAAAAGCGGAGGTACAAGACCATGAAGAAAATTGAGATTTTTGAAAAAGCCATGAACGAGGGAGGAAGCCTTAAGGATTACGGAATCAACAGCACATTGTTTGCAGCATACAGAGACTGCCAGGAAACAGGAAACGATAACATTGATTTCAACGGAGTCATCTGGGATTACGACATTCCGGAAATTGTAAAGGCTTTAAAGGAAAACGGCATCAGCAAATTTACGATAAGCAGTACATTTTCAAGCCTGATCGAAACCCTCGCAGCATTTGAAAAGGAAGGCATCAGGATGGCAGGGCTTACCGAGGTGAATGCAACATACTCGGATTGGAAAACAGGAAAGAAAGCAAGAATTCCGGCAATAAGAATGACACTTTAAGAATAAACACACAAATCGGAAGGCCTCTTCGGAGGTCTTTTTATTATGCCATTTAAGGGGAGGTGAGGACAGTGGCACAGAGAGGAAGAAAACCAAAGCCTACGGCAGTAAAGGTGCTGGAGGGCAATCCGGGCAAGAGAAGTCTAAACACTGGCGAACCAAAGCCTGATAAAAAGGCCCCGCGCTGTCCGGCATGGCTTGAGGATGAGGCAAAGAAGGAATGGAAGCGGATGGCAAAACAGCTGGAGCACCTAGGAATCCTTACGGAGATCGATATGGCAGCATTCGCAGGATACTGCCAGGCATATGCGAGATGGAAAGAGGCAGAGGAGTTCATTACACAGCACGGGACCATCGTAAAGACCCCAAGCGGATACTGGCAGCAGGTACCGCAGGTGTCCATTGCCCAGACCTATCTGAAGATCATGAATAAGTTCTGTGAGCAGTTCGGACTGACACCGTCCGCAAGAAGCCGTATCTCCACGGACAGCGGTGAGGATAAGCAGAACGATGAAATGGAGCTTCTGCTTGTGAAAGGCGGTGCAGGATAATGTTCGACAAGGCAAAAGCAGACCATGCGGTCAATTTTATAAACTGTCTGAAACACACCAAAGGAAGGTGGCGGGGAGTTCCGTTTGAACTTCTCCCGTGGCAGGACGAGATCATCCGTACCCTTTATGGGACGGTAAAGGAAAACGGATACAGGCAGTACAATACCTGTTACTGTGAGATACCAAAGAAAAACGGAAAATCGGAGCTGGCGGCTGCAATTGCACTGTATATGACATGCGGTGACGGTGAATGGGGAGCAGAGGTTTACGGCTGTGCTTCCGACAGGCAGCAGGCTTCCATCGTATTTGATGTTGCGGTGGATATGGTGGATCAGTGTCCGGCACTGAAGAAAAGGATCAAGCCCGTCATGTCCGTAAAAAGGCTTGTATATAAACCAACCAACAGTTTCTACCAAGTGCTGTCGGCAGAGGCATACACAAAGCATGGACTGAACGTCCATGCGGTCATCTTTGATGAGCTGCACGCACAGCCGAACAGGGAACTGTTCGATGTCATGACCAAGGGTTCCGGTGATGCCAGGACACAGCCGTTGTTCTTCCTGATCACGACAGCCGGGACAGACCGGAATTCCGTGTGTTTTGAACAGCACCAGAAGGCTCTGGATATCATAGAGGGAAGAAAGATAGATCCGACATTTTATCCTGTGATCTACGGAGCATCCGATGAGGATGACTGGTCGAGTGAGGATGTGTGGTATAAGGCAAATCCGTCACTCGGATACACGATAGACATTGAGAAAGTGCAGAATGCATATATCAGTGCAAAAGAGAATGCAGCAGAGGAGAACGTATTCCGGCAGCTCCGTCTGAACCAGTGGGTGAAACAGAGCACCAGGTGGATGCAGATGGATAAGTGGGATGCCTGTTCCTTTGCCGTGAATGAGGAGGAGCTTCTCGGAAGGGAATGCTATGGCGGACTCGACCTTTCAAGTTCCACGGATATCACGGCATTCGTGCTTGTGTTCCCGCCAAGGAATGATACGGAGAAATATGTGATTCTTCCGTACTTTTGGATACCGGAGGATAACATGAGACTACGTGTCCGAAGGGATCATGTTCCTTATGATGTCTGGGCAGCCGAAGGGTGCTTAAAGACCACGGAAGGAAATGTCATCCATTATGGATTTATCGAGCAGTTCATTGATGAACTTGGCACGAAGTTTCATATCAAGGAGATTGCATTTGACCGATGGGGAGCTGTGCAGATGGTGCAGAATCTTGAGGGCATGGGATTTACCGTTGTCCCGTTCGGACAGGGTTATAAAGATATGAGTCCACCGACAAAAGAACTGATGAAACTGACATTGGAGGAGCGGATCGCACATGGCGGACATAAGGTGCTGCGTTGGATGATGGATAATGTGTTTGTCCGTCAGGACCCAGCGGGAAACATAAAAATGGATAAGGAAAAATCCACAGAGAAGATTGACGGGGCCGTTGCAACCGTTATGGCACTTGACCGTGCAATCAGAAATGAAGGCAGTGACGGAAGCGTGTATGATGACAGGGGTATTCTTGTATTCTGATGCAGCCGTGTATGATTCTGTAAAATCATAACCCGGCTGCATGTTTCTGTGTTAAGATATAGGAAAAGCACAGGGAGGCATTTCGTATGCAGGAAGAATTTTTTATGAACAGTATGGAAAAAGACCCCAAACTTAGCGGTGAGCATGGGGCGCAGACAAGGAAGTCCCTTGCACTGAAAGCAGAGGAAATCCTCGGACTGGATCTGGAAACAGTGGTAGCGGATGATGACCTTATGTATGATTCGCTGATGAAACTGAAACCGCTTGAGAACCCAAAGAAAAATCCAATGCAGAATGCACTGAGAAAATATTATTACTACAGGAATGGGAAAGAATTCCCACGACTAAACAATTATCAGAGATGACCAGGAACAGCACTTCTTCGGAGGTGCTTTTTTTTGTACCCATTTTTTAGGAGGTGTCACATGGGAATTAAGAGTTTATTCGGATTCGGACAGGCAAGGGATAAGCCTGTGGATAAGGCAGCAGATGCAGGATATTCGTTTTTGTTTGGAAGGACAACGAGCGGAAAGCCTGTCAATGAAAGAACTGCAATGCAGACCACGGCAGTATATGCCTGTGTCAGAATCCTTGCGGAGGCAGTCGCATCCTTACCTCTTCATGTATATGAATATCAGGATGACGGAGGCAAGAAGCTGGTGCATGACCATCCGCTATATTATCTGCTCCATGATGAGCCGAACCCGGAGATGACTTCATTTGTGTTCAGGGAAACATTGATGAGTCATCTTTTAATATGGGGAAATGCTTATGCCCAGATCATAAGGGACGGGGCGGGAAGGGTGCTTGGATTGTATCCGCTCCTTCCGGACAAGATGGAGGTGCAGAGGGATGACAAAGGAAACATCTATTATGTGTATTCCAGAAACAGTGATGAGAACCCTACGTTCAAGGAATATGGAAATATCAAACTGAAAGCCGAGGATGTGCTCCATATCCCAGGACTTGGGTTTGACGGACTGATCGGATATTCCCCGATTGCGATGGCAAAGAACGCTGTCGGCATGACGCTTGCCTGTGAGGAATACGGGGCGAGTTTCTTTGCAAACGGGGCAAATCCGGGCGGAGTCTTGGAACATCCTGGAGTCCTGAAAGATCCGTCAAAGGTGAGGGAGTCTTGGAACTCCGTGTATCGTGGCGTGAGTAACGCACACAAGATAGCAGTGCTTGAGGAAGGCATGAAGTATCAGCAGATTGGGATACCACCGGAAGAGGCACAGTTCCTTGAAACAAGGAAATTCCAGATCAATGAGATCGCAAGACTGTACAGGATACCGCCACATATGGTCGGTGACCTTGATAAGTCGAGCTTTTCCAATATCGAGCAGCAGTCCTTGGAGTTCGTTAAATACACACTTGATCCGTGGGTGATCAGATGGGAGCAGTCCTTACAGAGATCGCTCCTTCTGCCTGGTGAAAAAGGAAAGTATTTTATCAAGCTGAATGTGGACGGTCTGCTCCGTGGGGATTACCAGTCGAGGATGAACGGCTATGCAGTCGGAAGGCAGAACGGATGGTTTTCTGCCAATGACATCCGTGAGATGGAAAACATGAATCCGATCCCGGATGAGGAAGGGGGAAACCTGTATCTGATAAACGGTGCAATGACCAAACTTGCGGATGCGGGAGCTTTTGTAAAGACGGATACGGGCCAGCAGAGTGCTCCGGCACAGGAAAACAGCGGAAAGAGAGGTAAACGATGAAGCGGAAGTTTTGGAACTGGATAAAGAATGAAGATGAGAGCGTACCTGACATGGAAAGGACGCTCTTTTTAAATGGCATGATCTCAGATGAAACATGGTACGGGGATGAAGTGACACCGCAGCTGTTCAAGGATGAACTGAATGCCGGAAACGGAAATATCACGGTGTGGATCAATTCTCCAGGTGGTGATGTGTTCGCGGCAGCACAGATCTACAACATGCTCCGTGACTACAAGGGAAGCGTGACAGTAAAGATAGACGGCATTGCAGCTTCGGCAGCATCCGTGATCGCAATGGCAGGAGACACGGTCTGTGTATCCCCTGTTGCAATGATGATGATCCACAATCCTGCGACCATGGCAATGGGCGAGACAAGGGATATGCAGAAAGCAATCGCCATGTTAAACGAGGTCAAGGAATCAATCTTAAATGCCTATGAATTCAAGACGGGGCTTACCCGTGCAAGGCTCTCCCACATGATGGACGATGAGACCTGGTTCAATGCGAAGAAGGCAGTGGAGCTTGGATTTGCGGATAAGATACTCTTTTCTTCCGGTGAGACGGATGAAGAGAAGAAAAAGCCTGATAAGCCGGAAAAAGAACCGGAGGAAGGCAGTGATGGAGAGGAAGGAAAAGAAAAGGAAGACGAGGATAAGGACAAGAAAAAGAAGTTCCCGTTCCAGCAGGATTCCATGATGTATTCCACCAAGGCAATGAATGAATCGTTCCTTTCCAGGGTATCCCGTGTGGATGCCATGATACCTGTCAGCCAGTTAGAAAAAAGACTGAGTCTTTTAACACATTAAGGAGGATTTTAAGATGAGTAAGATTTTAGAGTTAAGAGAAAAAAGAGCAAAGGCATGGGAAGCAGCAAAGGCATTCCTCGATGCCAAGAGAACACAGGAAGGTTTTGTGTCCGCTGAGGATGCAGCCACCTATGACAAGATGGAAAATGATGTCGTAAATCTCGGAAAGGAAATCGAGAGACTGGAAAGACAGGCTGCCATCGATGCAGAACTTTCCAAGGCAACAAGCACACCGATCACCAACAAGCCGGATGCAAAGACTGGCGGTGACACAAAGACCGGAAGAGCAACCGATGAGTACAGAAAAGCGTTCTGGAACGGCATGAGAAACAAGGTGCTGTCCTATGAAGTACAGAATGCCCTTACCATCGGCACGGATTCCGAGGGCGGTTATCTTGTACCGGACGAGTACGAGAAGAAACTGGTAGAAGCACTGGAAGAGGAGGTATTCTTCCGTAACCTTGCAACCGTCATCAAGACATCGAGCGGTGACCGTAAGATCCCAATCGTTACATCTAAGGGTGAGGCGGCATGGATCGATGAGGGCGGTCAGTTCCCGGAATCTGATGACAGTTTCGGACAGACAACCATCAGTGCCTTTAAGCTGGCAACCATGATCAAGGTGTCCGATGAACTCTTAAATGACAGTGTATTCAATATTGAGCAGTACATCTCAAGGGAGTTCGGAAGAAGGATCGGTACAAAGGAAGAGGAGGCATTCTTTATCGGTGACGGCAAGGGAAAGCCTACCGGAATCTTCAATGCAACAGGCGGTGCTGAGACGGGCGTGACATCCACCGGAACATCCATTACGTTTGATGATGTCATGGATCTTTACTATTCCCTCCGTGCCCCTTACCGTAACAAGGCGGTATGGCTTTTGAATGATTCGACTGTAAAGGCAATCAGAAAGCTGAAGGACGGAAACGGAAATTATATCTGGCAGCCGTCCGTAAGGGAAGGAGAGCCGGATAAGATCTTAAACCGTCCTTACCGCACATCCATCTATGTGCCGGAACTTGCAGCCGGAAACCGTGTCATGGCATTCGGTGATTACAGTTATTACTGGATCGCAGACCGCCAGGGCAGAAGTTTCAAGAGACTGAATGAGCTTTATGCCACAACCGGACAGGTCGGATTCCTTGCTTCAGAGCGCGTGGACGGCAAGCTGATCCTTTCCGAGGCAGTCAAGACACTTGATATCAAGGCTGCCGGAAAGTAGGGGTGGCAGGATGTTCGTAACGCTTGAGGAAGCCAAAGGGTATCTCAGGGTCGATTCGTCAGACGAGGATGAACTCATCCTCCGTCTGATGGAAACATCCGACCGCCTGATCTTAGATGTGACAAGACAACATCAGGAAGAACTCAAAGAGTATGAATCTGTTGTCCGTACTGCAGAACTGTATGTTATTGCTTACCTGTATGAGCATCGGGAAGAAGCAGATCATAAGACAATGACGGAAACACTGAAGTATCTGTTTTTTGGAATCAGGAGGGAGATATTCTGATGATAGAACTTATGCGTGAACGGATCATGATACAGAAAAGCAGCACGAAGAAGGATGGGACAGGAAACCATACCCTTGTATGGAGCGACTACTATAAATGTTATTCCTACGTGAATAATCTTTCCGGGAAGGAGTACTGGGAAGCAAAACAGGTCAATGCGGAAACGGAACTTGATTTTGTCATCCGTTACTGCAGTGAGGTGTCCGCTATTGACACGGAGCATTTCCGCATCCTGTTCCGTGGGAATATTTATAATATTACATTTGTTGACAACGTGCAGTATAAGAATAAGACATTGAAGATCAGGGCTGCCCTGGCAAAGAGGTGAGGCGATGGCAGAGAGAAGAACGACCGTTGACGGTCTGGCAGATGCAATCATGGATGGGCTGAAGGAATATGCAGACCTTGCCATGGATACCGTCAAGGATGCGGTAAAGGATGTATCCAAGACCGTGAAGAAGGATATACAGGCAAATGCCCCGAAGCGGACTGGAAGATATAAGAAAAGCTGGGCGGTCAAAAAGACAGCGGAGAGCAGCAACTCCCTTACTATGACGGTCCATTCTAAGGACAGATACCAGATAGCCCATCTCCTGGAACACGGCCATGCAAAACGCGGCGGGGGCAGGGTAGTCGGAAGGGAGCATATTGCCCCGGCTGAAGAAAAGGGAAACAGGGAGCTGGTGCAGAAGATAGAGAGGGGGTTGCGTTCGTGACGCATGAAGAAGTCATGGCAGTGATGGAAGAAATCGGACTTCCATGTGCCTATCATCACTTTGCGGAAGGGGAAGCCCCTGATCCGCCCTTTGCGGTATTCCTATATCCGGGAAGTAACAATTTCTCTGCAGATGGGAAAGTCTATTTTAAGGCAGACCGTCTGAACATAGAGATCTACACGGATATAAAAAATATAGAACTGGAACAGCAGACAGAAGCCGTGCTTGACGGGCATGGTATTTTTTATGAAAAAAGCGAAGTATGGATCGAATCTGAAAATCTGTATGAGGTGCTTTATCAGATGGAGGTATAGAAGATGGCGAATAAAAAGAATAAAGTCAAATTTAATATCTGCAACGTGCATTACGCACCGATTACGGTTGCAGAGGAAGGTACGGTCAGTTTTGGAACACCCGTGCCGATGCCCGGTGCGGTATCCATCAGCATGGATCCGACAGGAGAGCCGGAGTCATTTTATGCGGACGGCATTGAATATTACGTGATCAATAACAACCAGGGATACGATGGTGACCTTGAACTTGCAATGATCCCTGAATCATTTCGCACGGATATCTTAAAAGAGGAGCAGGATGCCAATAAGGTGCTTGTGGAGAATGCAAATTCCGAGACAGGCAGTTTTGCACTCCTGTTTGAGTTTGATGGTGATATCCGTAAGATCCGCCATGTGCTTTATAACTGTTCCGCATCACGTCCGACCATTGAGTCCAAGACGAATGAGGAAGATAAGGAAGTGCAGACGGAAACACTGACCATCAAGGCAAGACCTATGGCAGACGGATATGTCAAGGCAAAAACGGGAGATTCCACAACTGAGACTGTTTACAATAACTGGTATAAGAGCGTGTATCTTCCGGCAGCTTCCACTGCAGAGCAGCAGTCAGCAAAATCAACCAAGAGTGTATCATAAGGAGGACTAAGACATGGGTATCAGAAAAGATATAGAAATTGACGGACAGATGGTTGCATTCAAGGCGAGTGCAGCCATTCCAAGAATCTACAGATTAAAATTCCAGAGGGATATTTATAAAGACCTGGCATTACTTGAAAAGAGCATCGGTGACGGAAAAGAAGAATCATCGAATCTTGATATGTTTTCCCTTGAGATGTTTGAGAATATTGCTTTTATTATGGCAAAGCATGCAGACCCGTCCATCCCGGATACACCAGAGGAGTGGCTTGATAATTTCAATACATTTTTTATTTGTATAACTAAAATCTCAACTTTCCTTATTTTATGCGACTTGGCGGTATGCCTTGCCACTCTATA